TACTTTGCAACTAAATTTCATATTGACATGTTTACCCAGACATTTTTTGAGGACGATAGGGATATCGACCGGCAACTCCTTCACTCTATTCGACAAGTGGGTTGGCCTATGGAATATATAGAAAGCGATTTAGCAAACTATAAAGGTATGGCGAAAGAGGACATGATATTATTTCCTCACAGGTTAGCGCCTGAAAAGCAACCAGAAGTTTTTGACTATCTCTCAGAGCAAATGCCTGAGTATAATTGGGTAAAGTGTCAAGAACTTAATCTATCTAAGGAAGAATACCACACAATGCTTGGTAAGGCGAAAATGGTTTTTAGTGCCAACTTACAAGAGACTTTGGGTATATCTGTATTTGAAGGACTTGTAGTTGGTGCTATACCATTAGTACCAGATAGACTATCTTATACAGAAATGTGGTCAGATACGTTTAAATATCCTAGTGAATGGACAACTAGTTTAGATGCAGTAAAAGAGAATATAGAACAGATTAAAACGCATATTCGTATCTTAATGAATAAGAACTCAGATATGAGCGAATCTATGAATAAAGAAATTGAGAATGTACGTAACTTTTATTCAGTAAACGACTTAGTTACTGAATTACATAAATATAAGGAAATTAATGATTGACATTAAAGACCCACTCGTATATAATAGTATTGTATATGGGTGGGTTTTCCACCATACAGATTAAAATAAAGGAACATAGTATAAATGAAAAAGACTTCCGAAATATTAAAGGCAAGACTAGAGGCCCAAGGTGCTCGTTATTGGGCAGGAGATAATATAGCAGAGATTATCTACGAAGGCGATAAAGAAAATCTTATAGACGAACTCACTGAAAAGTTTGAAGGTGTGTTAGACAGTTTAGTAATAGATACAACTACGGATCCAAATTCAATGGATACAGGTAGACGTTTAGCTAAAATGTATGTCAATGAACTAATGGCAGGTAGGTATGAATTACCCCCTCCTGCAACTGCATTTCCAAATGAACCAGATAATGTTACAAATGAAAAATATGAAGGTTTACTTGTTGTTCGTTCAGAACTAAAAAGTTTATGTTCACATCATCATCAGCCAGTGGCAGGTGTTGCATATATCGGTTTGATTGCGGCAGACAAACTTATAGGACTATCTAAGTATACACGTATTGCACAGTGGTGTGCTAGACGTGGAACATTGCAAGAAGAACTTGCGATGGAAATTAATAGACAGATTCGTAAAGCAACAGGCTCAAATGATGTAGGTGTTTACATTCAAGCAACACATGGTTGTTGTGAGAATAGAGGCATAATGGCTCATAGTTCTCTTACACAAACAACTGTACTCAAAGGTTCATTCTTTGATAACGAACATGTGAAGAAAGAATTTATGGATAACATTAAACTGCAACAAGAATTTGCACCAAGATGAAGTTAAGGTATTCAGAAGCATTCTATTCTGTACAAGGTGAAGGAAAATATGTAGGAGTACCTAGTGTATTTTTACGTACTTTTGGTTGTAACTTTCGATGTATGAACTTTGGTTTAGATAGAAGTGAACCAATGCGTGATGAAAAACACAAAATGGGCAATCGTTACAATGACGAAGTAAAAGATTTAATTGACAAGGGAGTACACGAAAATACAAAAGAATTTGAAGATTTACCAATCATACACACAGGCTGTGATACATATGCAAGTATATATCCTGAATTTAAGAAATTCAATATGCAGAAAAGTGTTGATGAAGTTGTTGAACATCTATTAAGTTTAACACCTAATGGTAAGTGGGTTCAAGATAACGGGCAAGACGTTCATTTAATTATGACAGGCGGTGAGCCACTGTTAGCATGGCAACGTTTGTACATAGATTTATTTGAACATGAAAGGATGCAAGACTTAAAAAATGTTACATTTGAAACAAACACTACACAAAGTTTATACCCAGAGTTTAAAGAATATCTCTCAACTAGGGCAAGATTTAAAACAACATTTAGTTGTTCTCCAAAACTCCCAGTTTCGGGAGAACCTTGGGACACTGCTATCAAACCTGCTATCGCTAGTGATTACAGTAACGTTCCTGGGTCTAGTATGTATTTTAAGTTTGTTGTTTCTGATAGTACAGATGTTGATGATGCTGATAGAGCCGTCAAAGAGTATCGTGATGTGGGTATTGAATGCCCTGTATACCTTATGCCTTTGGGTGGACGCAGTGAGGAATATAATCTTACAATCAAAGATGTGGCAGAACTTTGCATGGAGAAAGGGTGGCGGTTCACGCCAAGATTACACATCAGCCTTTTCGGGAATGCCTGGGGAACCTAGATATGATATGCAACATGACGATGGTACCGCATCTAGGCATGAAGAAGATAAGACTTATGAGAATGAAGTCGAAGGAATTGAACAACGTATTCGTAAAGCCGGATACTAGACAGAAGGAGTTAATATGAATAACTATATTTTTACAAGCGAAAGTGTTAGTTGTGGACATCCTGACAAAGTAGCAGACCAGATTAGTGATGCACTAGTTGATGCTGGACTTAAAGCAGGTGATGAAACAACACGTGTAGCCATTGAGACACTTGTAACTACCAACCATGTTACGTTGGCAGGCGAAGTAAAAAACTTTAATGTGAGCGATGATGAAATAAAAGAGATTGTTCGTAACAAAGTTAAAGAAATCGGATATGAACAAGTAGGATTTCATTGGGATAATTTAAATATCTATAATGAAATTCATGCACAGAGTGGTGACATTGGATTAGGTACTGATGATTTCGGTGCTGGTGACCAAGGACTTATGTTTGGTTATGCATCAAATGAAACATCAAGTATGATGCCTGCACCAATTCATTATTCACATGAATTACTTAAAGCATTGAAACGTTTAAGAGTAGAAGAAGGATATGAGTACATACAACCTGACTCAAAGTCTCAGGTAAGTTTACAATATGAAGGTGGCAAAGTTAAACGTGTAGACCAAGTAGTGGTCTCGTCACAACATAGTCCTACAATGGAACATTCTATCAGAATGCCTCTATCGAACATTGTACACGAAGTATTAGGAGATTTAGTTGACAATGATACAGTCAAACATTACAATCCTACAGGAAAATTTGAAATCGGTGGGCCTGACGGTGATACAGGACTTACAGGAAGAAAAATTATTGTGGATACCTATGGGGGTTTTGCTCCTCACGGTGGGGGTGCTTTTAGTGGAAAAGATCCTACGAAAGTAGATAGGTCAGCGGCTTATATGGCACGTTGGTTAGCTAAGAACGTAGTAGCAGATAACATGGCAGATTGGTGTCAGATACAATTATCGTATGCTATTGGTATTAAAGAACCAACAAGTATCTACATTGATTCAAACGGACACAATCGTAGTATTGAGAAGTTTATTAGAGATAATATCGACTTGACACCTAAAGGTATTATTGATAGATTTGATTTATTTAATTTTTATAAGTACAGTGAAAATTGTGTTTATGGTCACTTTGGTGACAAGAAAGTTCCATGGGAACATGTAGGGTGGAACGGTGTACAGTATGAAGATGCTGATTCACTAGAAGCTGAAATAAATGAAGGATGTTAGCAGATGTTTTATAAAACAAATGATGATGCATTAGGTATTACAGTTAAAGAATTCGTTGATGAATGGTATGAAAAACAAGATTATATTCTTGTAGATATCAGAGATACAGAGGAACGTCAAAGTGCAGGTACAGTTAAACAAACGTTTAACATTTCAATGTACGAAATACCTGACCAAATTGAAATGGCACCGACACATATCGTGTGTTTGATGTTATGTCAGGATAGCACTAAGGCAGAACAAGTTACTAAGTATCTCAAAAATAATGGATATAATAATATGATTTATATTGAGGGAGGTATTGACGAATTATTAAAGGCTGTGCCTGAACTGAAAGGATAACAACATGGATATAATGAAACCAAAGACTTGGTTTAAGTCAGAAGAAGAAACTGCCAGAGACCAAGCTAGATTGATAAAAGATGAAAAAGAACGTGATATTGCGTTAGCTGGTGTCGATTTAAAATACGGTCATATTACAAATAATGACCATGATAAGAAAGTAGCAACTTTAAAAGGTGAACCTTGGGTTAAAGTACTAAAGATGGAACTTGAACTGAATAAACCTGGTTCAGGCTTCTTTGAGATTGACTTTAACGAAGACTTTGTAGAGTATCTTGCAGACAATGGTTACGAAGGAAAAGACAACGATGCTATTGTAGATAGTTGGTTCAATGACTTATGTAAAAACATTGTAATGGAAGGCCTTGAAGACGAAGAAGGTACAACAAAAACTGCTGATACTAAGAGCAAAGATGGTGTAATCATTCAACGACTAAAAACCGGTGATGATACTGCCGAATACTCTTGACAAACTGAACAACCTGTGCTATTCTAATACTGTATATAACTAAGAGGATCAATTAATGGCTACATTTATTCTTGTTGATAGTTTCAACATGTATCATAGAGCAAAACACGTAGCAATGCGTGGTGCGAATGTCGATATGAAAATCGGTATGGCTTTTCACATTATGATGAGTAGTGTCAAAATGTGTTATAACAAGTTCAATGCCGACCATGCAGTATTTTGTTTAGAAGGACGTAGTTGGCGTAAAGACTTTTATGAACCTTATAAAGCAAATCGTAAGATTGCACGTGAGGCTTTGTCAGTACGTGAACAAGAAGAAAATCAAATCATGTTTGATGCATATGATAGCATGGTTGGATTCTTAAATAATAAAACTAATGTAACTATGTTGCACAATAAACAAGCAGAAGCAGATGATATGATTGCTTTGTTTATTGAATCACATCCAGATGATGAACATATTATTGTATCAAGTGATAGCGATTACATGCAACTAATACAAGACAATGTAAAGATTTATGATGGTGTACAAAATCGTATCATTACTAAAGAAGGGTTCTTTAAAGATGATAAGAACATGACACCAATGAAAGACAAAAAGACTAAAGAACTTCTCCCTGCTCCAGACCCTGAGTGGTTACTGTTTGAGAAATGTATTCGTGGTGATACAAGTGATAATATCTTTAGTGCATATCCAGGTGTGCGTAAGAAAGGATCTCGTAACAAAACAGGAATGGTTGAAGCATTTGAAGACAAAGAAACAGGTGGATTCAATTGGAATAACTTCATGTTACAAAAGTGGACAGACCATAACGGTGTTGAACATACAGTACGTGAAGACTATGAACGTAACGAGAAACTTATCAATCTAACTGCACAACCAACAGAATTAAAAGTAGATTTCGTTCAGACTATTGCAGATGCAAGTCAACCTAAGAAAGTAGCAGGTGTAGGCATTAACTTTCTAAAATGGTGTGGCGAATGGGACTTACAAAATTTATCAAAGGCGCCTGATGAAATGGCGGCTATCTTAAACAAAGCATATCCACATCAATGAAACATTACATATTTGACGTAGACGGAACACTTACACCTAGTAGAGGTAAGATAGACACTGGCTTCTTAAACTTCT